CGACCGGATTCACGTTCGTCACGAGCACGACCTTGTTCGTAAGGGGATCGACGTTCTCGACGAGGAGCTGGATGCGGGTGCTCCGCTTGGACTCGCTCAAGGTCAAGGTGGTGCCGACCAGCTGATCCACCGTGTCGTTGAGGCGCATGCCGACCACCGTCGAGTTCCACAGCAGGTCGACCCGCTGGCCGCGGGCGAAGCGATGCACGGCCTGGTTGGACGGCTCAAAGGTGATGCGGTAGATGCCGGTGGCGCCGATCTGCGCGACCGTGGCGTTGCTCACGGTGCACAACTTGTACGACTCGTTCTGCGAGAGGTACCAGTAGTTGCAGAGCGTGAGCGCCATGTTCCGGGCAAACGCCGTCAACTTCGGGGCGACGACCTGGTTGATGAGCGCCGGCGTGGCGTCCGCCTGCTTCTCGCCAAGAGTAATCATCAGGTTCGTGACCATCGAGCGCATCGGGATCGCCAGACGGTATGGCGTGGCGTTCGGCCCCTCGAGAGGGCTGGGGTACGCCTGATTGGCCTGCTGGGTGTGCATCAGCGGGCCAATGCTGTCGGTCAGGTCGCCGTACAGGTCCTTGTCGCCGAAGCCCTGACCAGCCTCGATCACGCCGGTGAGGCTGCCCATGTAGAGCTTGGTGATCTTGAGATCGCGGCCAAGGTCGCCCGTGTTGCCGACGCCGAAACTGGTCACGGCCTTGTCGCGCCAGACCGGATCAAGGCCGGCGAGAAAGACCTTGAGGCTCTTGTTGAGGACTTCCTGAATTCGGTTGGACTGACGATCGAAGATCGAGCCCGTTGTTGCGAATGGCATGTTTGGTTCCTACGCCCGGTGGGCGCGTTCAGATTGCGGATTCAGACGGAGACGCGGCAAGCGCCCGCGAGATCGTGTCCGCCGTGAACTCCTTCACCTGGTTCTCCAGGGTGCTGAAGTCCATTCCCGACTTCCACTCCGGCGCGGGCACGGGCTTCGACTTGAGGATCTCCTGCGCGTCCAGTCCGTCTGCCGTTTCCGACGTCCGACCAAGACGGTCGAGATCGCCGATTACCGAGCGGAAGGTTCCCACGACGGGATCCACTGCCTTGCCCACCTCCTCGGCCATCCATGAATCCTCGAACGTGCCGGCCTGGGTCCGGCGGCTCTGCATGCGCTCAAGAGCCTGTCGCTCAAGCTGCCCACGCAAGGTCGCCTCGGCCTGTCGCACGCCCTCGTCTCCACGGAGTGACTTGGCGGCTTCCAGAAGTTTCTGAACTTCCGGATTCTTTTTCATCGCGTTGTCGAGTTCCCGGTTCAGATTGTCCCGGAGTTCCCGCACGCGCATGCGGTGAAGTTCGGCCCTCTGGGCCTCGATCTGCTGCTGAAGTTCGTTGCTCATGTCGTCCTCGGGGGAACCCCCACTGGTTTCGTCGTCCTCGTCTCCAAGATCCGGCAACTCGACTTCCTCGACCTCGTCCGGATCCGGATCTTGGTCCGGGTCGGGAGTTTCGGAACCCCCACTGGTCGCCTGGATGTACTGATCGATCTGGGCGTCGTCGTAGCCTTGGACGCGAAGGGCGCGGCGCACCGCCTCCCTGCGCTGGTCCGGAGGAATGTCGCTTCGGAACAGGAGGCCCACGTTGTCGAGCTCCTCGCGGAGTTCGGCCGTCGCCTGCTTGGTGACCTCGAGTTCGTTGCGGTTGTCGAGAAGCTCGGCGAGTGTCACCTCGGAGCCGTCCGGAAGGGTGATGACGGTGTTCGTATCCATTCAGTCCTCTACATCGGGGGCATCGCCGGTTGAGGAGCAGGAGCCCCGCCCTGCGACCCCTGAAGCTGGGCCATCTGCCGGTCCAACTGCGTCAGCATAGCCACATCGTCCGGATTGGGAAGGGCGTTCGGAAGTACCAAGCCCATAAAGCCCAGAAGGGTCTTGTGGTACTCGATGAACGCATTCTGCACGGCGGCTTCCGCCATGCTCATCGTCGGGCTGGCCATGAAGGAGTTGAGCACGCGCACCTGGAACTCGGGCTTCACCGTCTGTGGGGTCAAGATCAGCTGGCCGGGGGTCTTGCCGTCGCCGTAGAGGAGAAGGCAGTTGCGGACCACGGACTCGTAGGCCGACTGGTGCTCGTCTGACCACATCGCGAAGTCAAGGCCCTCCTTGAGGGCGAACAGCATGAACGTGTCCGGATCGATCTGGAACTGCTGCTGCAGCTGGAGGGCTTCCTGCTTGCGGGCCACCTTGGAACGGGGGCTGATGTCCTTGATCTTGAAAGAAAGCTGACCCAGGGAAGGAAGCGGGTTCGTCTCGAAGGAGACGGCCATCGTCTCGGGGTCCACCACGACTCCGGCCAGGTCGAGGGTCAGTTGATCGACCGTGAAGGTGCGGGGGCTGAACACGACCTCGCGCACGGCCCCGGCCAGCACGGCCCTGTAGGCGTCGCCCCACGCCTGCTGAACGCCGGCGGTCGGGGTGTTCATGGCCCGGTTGACCTGCTCGTCGAGGAACTGCAGGCCCGTGGCCGAATCGACCCGGCCCTTCTCCGCAAGCAGGTCCCGGATCGGATTGAGACGGTCGATCTGCTGCACCGCGAACGAACTGACCTTGCCCGGCACGTCGCCGCTCGTGAACGGAGTGATGTTGAACGGCCTGAATCCTTCGCTGATCGGGTCGGGCTCCCAAGGGAAGACTCGCAGCCCCTGGCCCACGTCGCGCAGCATCGTGTTCGCGTTGAACGAGCCGTGGGGCAGCACGAGCACCCCGTACTTGTCGATGTCCCGGATGTTCTGGAAGAGCGATTTCTGGAGGCGCTCGGCCTCCCGGCACAGCGAGAACAGGAGGTCGAAGACCCCGGCGCCGTGAAACGACCCGTTCTCCATGAAGCGGGCGAACCCGATCGGGCAGTAGACCTCCCGGCCCTCGAACGACTCGTCGTGCAGGGTGCATTCTCCGCTCGTGACGACGTACCTCTCCACCGTGTCCCGCGGCCCCTTGAGCCAGAGCTCGCGCACACGCACGACCTGCTGCGACTCCTTGTCGGTGTTGTGCAGGGCCATGCGGTCGTCGGAGTACGTCACTTGCGATCCGAGCGTGTACTCGTTCGCTGTCTGCTGCTCGTAGGCCTCGCCCGGCTTGATCGTGTAGTACTCGATGCGGTCCTTGTTGCGCGTCACCTTGGCGCCGAACTTCTCCTTCAGGTACTCCATGGAGACCATGCGCTGGCGAAGCAGGCCGCGCTGCTTGGTGTAGTCGTGCACGAGGCTGGGGAACGGGAACAACTCCATTGGATGCACGACCTCTAGGTCGGCGGTGAGCCCCACGGTCGGGTGGTTCACCATGTGGCCGGTGATGCCGCAGGAGCCAAGTAGGGTGAAGATGTGGTTGAACTGCGGCACCACCCGCTGGAGCTGGTGTTCCGAGACGACCTGGTCCAGCATGATCTGGGCGATCGACCGCTGCTTGATCGAACTCAGGGATGAGCCGACGCGCTGCACCAGAGGCCTGAAGTCAAGGCTGCTGAGCCTGCCGGAGATCTGGTCCACCGCCTTCAGGAGTTCGCTCGACTGAAACTCCATCCGGTCCTGTTCGTCCAGGTACGAGTACCGCACCGTCCCGCTCTCCGGATCGAACACGTCGAACTGCCTCGCCCCCTGCAGGTAGTACAGCGCCACCAGCCATGTCGCCCGGCGGTACGAGAGACGGTTCGTCTCCCTCTCCACGTGGGCGTCGATGATCCGGGCCAGGGCCATCGGGTCCTTCGTGAGCTTGATCGGATCGCTTGACATTGTTCGCCTTTCTTGCCGCATACCCTCCTGGGATCAGGCGGATTCGTTCCTTGGTCGGAGCATACTGTTTCACCATGTCCTGCGTCGGCGTCGCCCCATCGGGAAGAGCCCCTCCGGATACGACCGACGCGTGGCGGGGTCCGTTTCCGTAGTAGGCCAGGCAGAGCGCCCCTAGCCAAGCATCAGAGACGGTCACGGTCGCCCCCACCCGCGCATCCAGTGGGGGTTCCTTCGTCTCCGATCCGCCGAAGTACCAGCGGGCCATGGCCTCGAAGAGCCCGAGGGGAAGCCTGGTCTCAGATCTTGGAGCCGGGGGATCGCTGGACTGTCGGGGATCGTGCATTGAGTATCTCGTTGATCTGTTCCGCGGAGAGCTGGGACAGGTCCAGTCCTTCGCCGACATGGACCCCGTTCTCGTAGAAGTTGCCGTCCCGCAGCCTCTCAAAGAGCGTCTTGTCGGACGGGCCTCCGGGGGTCTTGGACAAGCGGCCGCGAAGGACGAACTGGGACATGGCCACGGCGTCGATGCAGTCGTCCTTCTCGAGGCCTCCGTCGGGAGCCTCCGGATTGAAGGACTCTATCTGGTCGAAGAGGTGACGCCACGGAAGTTGGTCGCGGCGCCACAGAGGCAACTTGATCTTGCCGTGCTCGAAGCGGAAGCCCAGGGCGGCGATCTTGTCGGTCTTCTCCGCCATGCCCGGGTTCAACTTGACGATCTTGGGCAAGTGCTCCGTGCCGGCCATGTCCCGGGCGCGGGTGGAGACGATCGAGTGCAGGGAGTTGTAGAGGGAGACCCCTTCCCGGATGGCCTCGGGATGGACGGTGGGGCATCGCCAGCGGTCGGCCATCTCGAAGATGGCCTTGACGAGGGTCGTTTCCTTGGCCTGCTGCGCCCAGAGATCCAGCACGAACAGGTCGTTCTGCGGAGTGACGGCCATCAGGCAGGCGACCTTGAAGTCGGAATCGGTCGTGGCCGTGTGCGAGGTGTCGCTGGTGAGGAATAGACGGGCGTACTTCGTTAGGAACTCCGGGAGCAGCATCTTCATGCGGTGCATCTCCCCCTCCCGCAACTCGTTCCAGCAGATGGAGGAGGTGGAGGAAAGGGGCTGATCCAGGCGGTCGTCGATGTCTTCAAAGGTCCACCCGTGCCGTTGGTCGTCGAGGGTTCCGAAAAAGGCCCCATGCCCGTCTCCCGGGGTCGCCATGTACTCGGATGCGAAGTTGGCCGGGCCGATCGTCTCGCGGATCTCCTCGAGGGAGAGGGCGTCCATGAAGCGGGGCTTCACTACGGCAAGCAAGAGCCGGTCCTTCTTGGTGGCCGGCCACATGTCCGGCCAGCAGGACTCGATCTTTCCGCCCTGCTCGAGCGCCGCCGGTATCACGAGACGGGCCCATCGGTTGAAGCGGGGATCCTTGGCCCGGGGTCCCTCGGGCGTGTCCTCCACCTGCATCGCATGCCAGAGGTAGTGGCGCTTCGAGACGAACGTCCCCACCCAGTCGACCCCCGTGTCCGGACGCGTGACCATCGGGATCACGATCTTGAACAGGAGTTCGTCCATGTACGACCTGAGCACCGACATGGGCGTGGTGGCCTTGGGGTCGTATTCGGGATCGTCGAGCCGGTATCGGCGTGGACGGCCGCCGCGCTGCTTCGACGATGCGCTCAGGAACCGGATCCACGAGCTGTTGTTGAGCACCATGTGCTCGGTGCTGAACGAACCTTCGCCGCGGCGCGGCACGATGCGCGAGTCGTCGAACTCCGGGGAGAAGTCGTCGTTGATCCGGCTGTTGTGGATGAACTGACGCTTCATCCGCTCCCCGACCTCGCGGGTGTTGGAGTGGGAGCTGGTCGCGTACACGAACGAGTAGGCCGATCTCGTCAGGAGCCGGAGAAGCATGTCCTTCGAGTTCAGGTAGCTCTTGGCGGATCCGCGGGGAGCCACGCTGGCCGTGAGCCTCCATGCCGCCCACTGCCGGGCCAGCACCCAGTGGAAGTCCGGGGTCTCGAGGGGGGTGTCGTCGTAGAAAAGCGGGTTGAAGTCCGCGTCCTGATCGGGCATCAGGTAGTAGTGGTCGAAGA